TCAGGCCGTGGCCAGGATGGTGGCAGGCGCGACTTGCTCCTGGGCTCGGTCGATGAGCAGAGCGCTTAGGTCGATTAGCTGCTGGATGCCCAGGACGATGGCGCGGTGCGGGTCTTCGAGGTCGAACGCCAGTGTGGCGGCCATTTGGTTGGCGGAGGCGAGGTTTTCGGCGGCGTTGGCTAGGAGGGTTTCGGGGTCGATGTTGGGGGTGACGAAGAACAGCTTACTGCTCGGCTTTTCGTTGGTGGAAGCAGCCTCAGGTTGAGGCAGGTAGTGATGGATAGCGCGTTGGGCGGCAGCTTGAAACCGGGTATCGGCAGGTGCAGCGTTTGAAGCATTAGGCGGGTTAGGTGTGACCTTGTGCATGGCGAAGCTCCTTTAGCGTTTAAGGAACTGCCTATCTCACTTCCACATGAGGGTGGCAGCTGTACGCAGGTGTGGAAGACCAGGGCTAAAGGACCCGGCGCACAGAAGTGCCCCGCGCACAGCCGCCATAAGCAATCATACAGACGTAAAAAAACGCCGGTAGGAGTTTATGGCCGATTGAGCGCCTTCAGCTTGGTCGGACTTCCACATCCGGCCGCTGTGTTGGCAGCGGCTGGGGGAGGTTAGCTAGGGGTGGTCTGAGGGGCAAGCCGAGAAAAGTGTGGGAAATTTCTTAGAGAACTCTTGCCTACCGCTGCTCCGTCGCGCCGATGATGGATTGGAACGTCTACAGCTACAGGCCTTACATAACGCGCTTCTCAGCCCCATTCCAAACCATAAGTACCACTTTCGTACCATCGCCTCATCTGTGCCTTCATGAACTGAAACTGCGGTACTTTTCTCGTTTTGCAGTCTGAAGCGATCCCGACCTGCGTCACTGCTATGCTGAAGTCTTTCTAAACGAGCCGAAAACGATGGCGAGCGAATACTCACTGGTGGATGTGCTGGAAAGGATCTATCACAATCAACTGGCCCTAGAAGCAGCCATCATGGAGCTGACATTATGGGTGGAAACCCAGGGCGCATCGCAGACTGGAGGAAATGTTCGCGGATCGCTGGAAGCGATCGGGGAAAATGCGGGGTTTATTAACCAAGGCCTGGCTCGCCTCAAGAAACTAGATATTGGCTAGCCGATCTGAGCTTCGACCGGTTGACAGCGCATGCCCGCCAAGGTCCACCTTATGCGTAGGGGCTTGACGTAGGCAGGGGCAAATGGAGGAGCGCAAATGGTTCGCTGCAGCGCACGCTACGTCGATGATACACGCCGATAAAGCCTGCCCCCCCCCAACCGCAAAGACCTTTCTTCCATAGACCTAGGGATAGCTGTAGAATCGCGCGTTAGCTTTTTGCAATGAAAATGAGACTTAAAATTGCCGATGATCACTACCAATTCTGGCTCAGACATTTTAGGTCGATATTATACTAGAAGCGACATTAGCTCTTTTTTGGTAGAGCAATTCGATATCATTTCTCCCATTAGGCTACTCGATCTAGGAGCAGGGTCTGGGTCATTAAGTGGTGCCGCGAAAACACGCTGGCCTGATCTAAAAATCCTAACTGTCGACATCGATCCAAAAGTAGACATTCCTAACGTATCAACTACGAAAAAATCAAATGAGTCATCTCATGAACATTTCGTAATTGACGCCTTATGCGAAAATCTATCGGCCGTGCTTGATTGCACTAATGCCCCCATTGATGTAGCCGTCTGCAACCCCCCATTTATTACTCCGAAATGGCGCAACGAATTTCGCGCAATTTTAGAAGATGCTGGCTTTCTTGACTGCCTCCCCTTCCCTGCGGATGTTGATGCGGGTTTGCTTTTTTTAGCTCAAAACCTGCGATTAATGAGTGAGAACGCTACCTTGGGAATCATACTTCCCGACAGTTTAATTACAGCAAGCAAATACAGAAAATTCAGAGCAACATTGTTAAATGCGTACGTAATCACGAAGGTAATACAGCTTCCACGCGGCTCTTTTCACCATACAGACGCATTGGCAAGCATCGTGATTTTGCAAAAAACAAAAAAACATCAAGACACTGTCCCTATTTACTGTCTAACTAGAGAAAAGACTCTTAGCGACCCGATTCTCGTAGATCATGTATCTGCGGGCGAGCGCCTAGACTACTCTTTCCACTTCCACCGCCTGCGTACTTCCAATGCGATTTGTAGTAAAACATCGATGCTGCACGAACTCGCCGTTGAAATAAAACGTGGCAGCCTAAGTAGCTCTCAAATTAAAACCGCTAACTTCCCCGTTCTGCATATAACAAACATAATGGAGAAAGACATTGGGCAGTGGTTGGATTTCAGCTCATTTGACGCAGAGCTCCCGGATGATGGTGCGACTATTATAAAAGCACAGCCAGGGGATATATTGATTTCAAGGGTAGGCAGAAATCTCGACAGTAAGATTGTAGGCGTGATGACGGGCACATTTGCTGTTAGCGATTGTATTTATGTAATTAGATGCTCTGCTAACATTCGCGAATCCGTTTTAGCTCAGATGGCTAGCAGAGAAGGTCGTGCTTGGCTATCAGCGCATGCATATGGTGTAGCTGCAAAACAACTAGCAAAAAAAGAACTAATAACTTTCCCAATCCTTCTCAACCAACACAAGGATGTTTAAATGGAGTTTGAAGAAAGAGCCGACCAGCTTTCAACAGAAGAAATTTCCACCTCATTAGCCGACGGGGAGATTTTAAAGAAAGCTAGACAGAAGCTGTTGGCCACTGGGGCGAAGTTATTAATAGGTCCACGAGGGACTGGAAAAACGCATCTCATGCGTTATACGTACTCACAATCTCTTCTCAATAAATCTTCACCTCTGGTTCTTTACTCTAGCTTCAACAGATATCTCCATCTTGAACCTTTACTAAAAAAGACACCGGACGCACTCAAAAGATTTCACTCATGGGTGCTCGCGCGCATCCTGCTGAGCGCTTTTGACTACATAAATGATCTAAGCAGCACTAGCGACTTCCTTAAAGACCTAGATCCGATCTATGACGAACAAAAGCTGCGTGATCTTATTTCCCTACTGGAGAGAGGATCAGGAGTTGAGCTATATGAAAGCTTTGGTCAGCTTATAACGGTAGATCATGTTATCAGAGCTGTTCGATCACTTAGCGCTAGATTTAACAGAAGTCGTGCCGTTTTGTTATTGGATGACGCGGCGCTAAGCCTCTCCGATCAATATTTAGTAGCCTTTTTCGAAATCTTCAGAGTGTTAAAAGTTGAGGGTATCGCACCAAAGGCTTCAGTCTATCCTGGTACGACTCAATATGGTCCTACTTTCCATGCATCCCATGAGGTTGAAGAAGTTCCTCTCTGGCTGTCAGTAGAGGATCCTGCATACTCCACCATAATGGGGGATATCGCTAACAGAAGATTATCATCCGAACAACAAAGAAGTATATCTCCCGACATACTTGAGCTCTTTAAGTACACAGCATTCGGAATTCCGCGCGTTTTCTTAAGATTACTTCGAGAGTTTTTTTCAGAAAGAGCTGGCACCTCACAATCTAAAGTCAATAAAATCATTGACCAACAGGTCGAACTCATAGGTGCTGAGTATGATTCTATTGCATTAAAACTAAAACAGTTCTCCTCAGTCATTCAAATTGGCCGGTCTTTTTTTTCCACCGCAGTGGTGGAAATATCTGAGCTTCAAAATAAAGATCTCTCTCGACGCAACATTGTTTTAGGCCTACTTCAAAGTGACGATCGAACGCCTTTAGCTGATCGAATGATCAAATTTTTGATTGAAGTCGGAATGCTTTTTCCACTACAGTCTGTGTCGCACGGCCAAAATAGAAAATATGATAGATACATCCCTCATCTAGCCTTTCTCTATCAAGCTGGCGCATTTAAGGAGGGGAAACGCAATACATTTCGCGGTCTTCCTGAATTGATGCTGGCTAGCGCAGCAAAACACCCTCTAAGACGTGAGTTTAAGTCGCTGCTGTCTTATATCGAACTGAGGGATCTCAAGCTTGATTTACCACCCTGCCAAAAATGCGGCACGCAACGTTTTAACGATTCGCAACAGTTTTGTCATAACTGCGGAGAGCCTCTGGTTGGATCTTCGCTCTTTGAGGAGTGCATGAAGCTCCCACTAAGCGAAGTCCCTGGTATCAGCAGAAGACTCATCGGCAGAATCAATAAGGACACTAATATCCGCAGTGTTTCTGATGTGGTTATTTCGCAGAATGCTTCCAGCGAGCTTCAGAAAGCTAATTATGTTGGACCTAGACGCGCAGAAGATATAATCAAAAAAGTTGAGCTAACTGTCGAGGAGTTCCTTTCATAATGGCCACTCCCTTCAAAACACAACTAACAACCTGCCTAGTACCTGCACCGCCGCGGCTAAGCACTCACTTACTATTTGACAATAACCACTTAGAACCTACGACTTCGCCAATCGACCAGTTTCTCGAGCGCTTACACTCAATTAACCGACTGTCTCCAGACCCTGCTAGTTTTGACCCTTTGCAAGGGCAGCTCGTCCTCCTAGGTGTAATTGCTGCTGTAGAAAGCTATCTTAGAACATTACTCAGAAAAATAATCTCTATTGACGAGCTTTCACGGGACGCTTCGTACAAAAGAGATATTTCATTTGGAGCCGCTGTACACCTACATAGAGATATGATGCCTGAAGCAATTCTAGAGCGAGTCTCATTCATTAGCAAAGAAAGCATTACAAATACGATAAAGGAGTGTCTTGGAATAAAAGGACACTCCCCTTCGTACCTCGAATCTTCAATTGATGACTATGTGAAAATTTGCCATTTACGGCATTGCGCAGTGCATAGATTCGGTCGACTTGGCGCTTCAAACGCTTTGGCTCTAGGAATTCAAGACCATAGAGAGCTCTTGGAAAAGCCGCTATTACTAGACTACCTGTCTCTTCAGACAGCGATATCAATATCAACAAACTTAGTAAAGACTATAAATAACTTTTTATTCAATGAAATTATATCCCGCCTACCCGATCATAGTTGGCAGGGAACATACACAAAGGACAAAAAGCAATTCTTACTTTACTATCGTATTTTTGCTGACAGTATAAGTTCAGCTGGTTCAACAGCTGACGCCAAATCTCTGTACGCTGAGTTCCAATTGCAGCGAAGAAATTATCTAGAGGGGCAGGTCCGGTAAACCCACGACACCTACAGACGCTGACACCGCTGGGTCCAGGGGGGGTATTCGCTCTTGGGAATGGCAGCTTTTGGCCCCAATAGAATCAGCTCCAACAGCTCCACTATAAGCCCCCCTTTCCATCTGAAACCTCGTTAGAAGCCTCCCAAGCTGATAACGAGGGCTAAATCCCTCACACGCGCCAGTCTTCAAGATCTCCATCGGTACATCTATCTGACTGCAATCAGTTGGGTCCGTCTCTGTGTTTGTACGCACAAATAGCAGATGGACCTTTCCCTGCGCCCCCCGCCCATAGGCGCTATCGGCTTTTCATGTTGACCCACGGGAAAGAGGTTAGGAAGGTTAGTTTTTTGCTAATCGCTCTGAAAGCCTAGCCGTTCGCAGCTTTGCGGTCCATGCCATGAGTTAGCTTTAGGGTTATGAGAGGTAATTTCCTAACCTTTATAACTGTTAAAAGTCTAATAAATAAAATCCTTATAAATCATAAATTTACGATTTAATAACCTCCAACCTAACCATAACTAACCTCCCAAAGTTAGGACTCAACCCCAGTAAATACGGGGTTTACGGAACACCTCCCTCCCCTTTTTTTGAAACTAACCCTTCTCCCGAGCCATCTCTCAGAATCGCTCTCAGACGGTGCTTCAGTCGCCATCTCCAAACGGCCTACCCTCGCAGGGATTCGCAGGCGTTTTTCTTTTCAGCAACTCCAGAGTAAGCCCAGCCAGGCCCGGGCCGTAGCGCCTGCAGGAGTGCAGAAAAAACGACCCATTTAGCCCGCAGGCGAGGTGGGGGGACGACGGCGCGCGCCGAGTGCTGAAGCACGCCACTGCCCAGTGTAGCACGCCAGTGGCCCACATATGGCACGCCAACGCCCCGGCCTAGCAGCGGCGAGCCTGGGCCTGTCCTGGCTACGACTGCTCGGTAGGCCGAAACATGCTGAGAGCCCCGTGTTTATTGGTCTACATAGCCCCCTACGCTTGCCGTGACAGCCAGCAAATGCTGTGTTGAGATGGGTTTTTTCATGCTACTTAAGAGCAAAATTTCATCTATCCCAGCTGACTTTCCCGGCCCAATCTCCGCCTCCCCATTACAGCTCGTCGCCTCAAATCGCGTCATGACCAAACTCCCTTCACTGTATGCACATACAGCATTGGACTCGTACCCATGAACGATGATGAAGACACCCTCGGATGGCTTGGCCTCCCCACCCCACTGCAGAGGTACAGACAGCATTGCCGTTTACTGGAGAACGAGGTCCAGGAACTGAACCTGCAATAACGCAAAGCGCGGGCAGACATTTTCGGGATCAGCCAGATGCTGCTGGAAACCCAGGCGAAGAACAGCGAGTTCGCTGGTTATCTCCGAGAGCGCGGTGCCGAAGCAGCAGCAATGCGAAAGCAGATTTCAGACCTGACCACGTCGAACTACGTAAACAAACGGGAAGCAGAAGAGCTACGACGGATCGTCAATGAAATGAGGCCTCGACCGACCACGATTGTCTAAGATCAAACCGAAAGAGGGCTTAGCCATGTGCGGAAGACTGTCGCAGTACCGAGGTATTCATGACTTTGTCGCGGCCTTGAGCATGCCCAATGCCTTGGTCAACTCCGTGGGAGACCAGCCTATCGAGCGCTACAATGTCGCACCAACGACCAAAGTTGCGCTGTTACACATACAGGGAGACTTGCTGCACGCCGATCCGGTGCGCTGGGGGTGGCGACCGCATTGGGCGAAGGACCGCGCCACGCCGATCAATGCGCGCGTCGAGAAGGTCGCCCACGGCCCGTTCTTCCGGGGGATCTGGCCCCATCGAGCAATCACGCCCATCGATAGCTGGTTTGAGTGGGTTGATGAAGGCGGTCCGAAGAAACAACCCTATCTGATCCGCAGACGGGACGGCGCTCCGGTCTTGTGCGCGGCCATCGGCCAACTGCCAGACGCCGATGAAGGCCCTGGCGAGCATGATGGCTTTGTGATCATCACCGCCGATAGTGCCGGCGGCATGGTGGACATCCACGACAGGAGGCCCGTGGTACTTAAGCCAGACCTTGCCCGCGAATGGCTGGACCCGGCAACGCCAAAAGAGCGTGCCGAGCAAATAGTATTATTCGGTGCGGAGGAGTCAGAAAGTTTTCAATGGTTCAGAGTTGACACTGCCGTTGGAAACGCCCGTAATGAGGGGTGTCTCTTAATAAAGCCCTCATTGTAGGCAACTAATAAAATGTTAACAAGGATGTACCATGAAACTAGTAGCTACGCCTCTAATAATAGAAGACAACGCAAACTTTGAAGGCGATCTGTTTGAGCGAAAAAAATTCGGAGAATCCATATCCAACGTAATTAAAAACTCTCAAGACCCTTTAGTGATAGGACTTGATGGAAACTGGGGCGAAGGCAAAACCACATTTGTAAAAATGTGGCAAGGACTTTTGAACGAACAGGGCTTACCAAATATATACATAGACGCCTTCGCCAATGACCATACAGACGACGCCTTCATGGTAGTTGCAAGCGCGATAACTGACTACGCTGTTTCAAAACTACCAAAACCCAAAGCAAAAGAACTTATAGATAAAACGAAAAAAGTCGGCGCACAGTTATTTTCTTGGAGTACAAAGATAGCCATTAAGGCACTAACTCTTGGTGTAATAAAAGACAGCGACATTGAAGACCTTAAGGGAATCAGCAAGGAAGTCTCTGACGGCTTTAGCAATACAGCTGAAAGCCTTATAAAGGAAAAACTGATAAGTCATAAAGATGACTTAGAGAGCATTCAGTCATTCAAAGATTTCTTATCAAGCTTACCTAGCCTTCTAAACGAGGGCGAAGTCTCGGCACCACTAACAATAATAATCGATGAACTTGATAGATGCCGGCCATCTTTTGCAGTTGAAATACTTGAGAAGGTTAAACATTTATTTTCTGTTGAAAACATCACATTCGTTCTTGTGATGAATAAAAAGCAGCTTGAAGAATCCATAAAATTCACCTACGGCTCTAACATCGACGCACATACGTACTTACAAAAATTCCTCACTCTGGAGGCGAGCCTTCCCAAACGGTTACAGGAGAGGAATAATGATATTGAAATTTATTGCCGTAGTTTATACGCACGTCACGAACTGCCAGCCAACGTAGACAGCGATTTTGTGCCATTCGTATCAGCTCTATCAAACCACCTCAACCTTTCGCTTCGACAAATCGAGAAAGTATTCTCAAATATTGCACTTTCCTTCAGTTCCTTTTCTAACCCTTCGCAATCAACAGCCCCCATACTTATATTAGTATGCACCATAAAGTCTATAAGACCTGAGCTTTTCAAACGTCTAGCAAAAGAGGACATTTCCTTTGAGGAGTTATGCGGAGAGCTTAATTTTGACAAAGACTATGAAAACGGCTCTTATCTAACATACATGATCATGTGGGCAAACTACTGCCTAATGCCGGATGATGAATTTGAAAAACTCCCTACCAACCACCAAATCAAAAGAATCGCAAGTGCTATGTGGCTTGGCAGACGTCAAGCCGTACTTAAAACGCATATTGATTCCCTCGTTAATTTTTCTATCAAGTAAGTCTTAATATGGCGAGCCTACTGGCTCGCCATTCCCCAAATTGGCACTAATTCAGTCAGAGACTCAGACCTTGTTAAAAAAGTCCTCCAAGCGCTGCTGGATCCCAATTCAGAATCACTAATTCTCCGCTGACCTCGGCTTTCCCTTGCCGCTGATTCGCAGTGCTGTATCGGATGTCCACCGTTTCGAAGTGAAACCCGTCAAACACACGCCGAATATCTGGATGGTCGTTAATGCTCACCATCACCTTGCCTTTGCAGCGCCGCATGAAATCAGCCATTCGCTGGTAGTTTTCAAAGGGAAAGTCCACGCCATAGCCTGCGGTCTGCCAGTAAGGAGGATCCATGTAGTGGAAGGTGTGCGGCCGGTCGTACCGCTCCGCGCATTCCAGCCAGCCCAGGTTCTCGACGTAGGTACCCGATAGCCGTTGCCAGGCAGCAGACAGGTTCTCCTCGATCCGCAGCAGGTTGATGGCAGGGCCAGTGGTGGCTGTACCGAAGGTCTGCCCGCTTACCTTGCCGGCGAAGGCATGGTGCTGCAGGTAGAAAAACCGCGCGGCCCGCTGGATGTCGGTGAGTGTTTCCGGCCTGGTCATTTTCTGCCATTCGAACACCTGGCGAGAGCTGAGCGCCCACTTGAACTGCCGCACGAACTCTTCCAGGTGGTTCTGCACCACGCGGTACAGAGTCACCAGGTCGCCGTTGATGTCATTGAGAACCTCAACCGGCGCGGCCTGGGGCCGCATGAAGTAAAGCGCGGCACCGCCGGCAAAAACCTCGACGTAGCATTCATGGGGTGGAAACAGCGGAATAAGACGATCTGCCAGGCGACGTTTGCCGCCCATCCACGGGATATCGGTGTGCTCATAAGTGATCCTTGTTTCGACAATTGGATTCGCTTAGGCTTCGCACCCCCTGCGCAGTGGGGCGAGGCCTTGGTTGGAGCACTCGGCTGGTTCGAGTGTTTCAGCGTCGAACCGGTGTTGACGCACCGGTTCGTCGCCTCGTTTGCTGCGCAGGGGGTTTTAGGCCCCCACGGGAATTTCATAGGTTTTGAAGCGCACGACCTCCTCCCCAAGCCACTCATTCACCTGCGCCATACGCGCCTGAATCGGCTCCAGTTCATTGGCCGCATAAATCTGCGCCGCCTCCCTGATTGACCCAAACCCACCCGCGTTCTGCGGCACGATGCCCATCAGCTGCGGCGGAATGCGCAAGCTGGCCAGCACGTCGTCGCGGGTCTGGTTTTTGATCGAGTTGAATTCGTCCTTGGCCGTCACTTCGCTGACCGGGATGATCTGCAACCCGTCCTTTTTGCCGTTCGGCGAATACACGAACAGATTGCGGAAGTTGCCCGGCCCCTTGGAGTCCTTCAGCGCCTTGCGCAGTGAATCGACGTCCGCTTCGTTCTGCGCGGCGTCGGTCATGTAGAGGATGAATCCGGCGTGGCTGCCGTTCTCGTAATACTTGCGGCGAAACAACGTGGCCGACTCATTCAGCAACGCCGACTGCAAGGCGCTGATCCACTCGGGCAGGCCGTACACCTCCTGGTGCAGATCCGCTTCCCGCAGGTGAAAAACGGTGCCCGGTTCAAATTCATGCTCTTCCTTCCAGCCCTGGACCATGAAATGCCGGCCGTCCTTGCCCGAGCGCATGTACTTCGCCAGCGGCGGTACCAACTCGCGCACCGGGCCGAGCATTGAGCGCCGCCCTTCCAGATAAGCATTGCCCAGGCACAGGAAGTCCAGGGCGAACTGTTCGAACGCTGCGCGCGACAGCAGCCGATGCGGAATAAAGGTCTTGCTCAGCAAGTTGCGCTTGAACATCAGCCCCGAATGCAGGTGCACGCTGGAACCGACCGACCGTGCCAGACCATCCAGCGACAGCGGCGGCTCATACCACCGCCCGTTAAACCAGCACTCCAGATAATCAAACACCTCCCGGCCACTCAACACTGGTGACGGATCGCCGAAGCTGAACGCCTCCATCTTGCTATCACTGCGCGGAATAAACTCCTGCGTTGCAACCGTGGAAGCCTGGGCCACTTGCTTGGTATTTCTGCGGCGGTTCGACATCAAAAAATCTCCATCCGCCCGGTATTGGCAGTGGTCTGCCCCTCCAGCGGTTCGTTGTGCAATGCGTGAAAGAGCGCCCATGCCAGGTCGGCGTGGCCGGTGTTGTCGTTGCGGCCGGCGGTGTAGGTAAATTGACGACCGCCTGCGGTGATGGTCTTGCGGATCGCCATCAACGACTGGGCCATGTCGGTCCAGCCGGCGTCGAACTCCAGCCGGCCACGGTGGATCACGTCGTAGGCCTTCAGCACCAGGCGGGTCTTGACCTCAGGCGAATAGCTGAACGTGGTGACATTGGGGAAGAATTGGCGCACCAGCTGCGCCACGCCGCTGCCCAGACCGGTGACGTCAATGCCGATGTACGTCACCCAGTAGCGGTCGCAGACGGCTTTGATCACGCTCGCCTGCGCTGCGAAGTCCATGCCTCGGAATTGGTGACGCTCCAGTACCCGGAACTTGCCCCCTGGTACCAAAGGCGGTGCGACCACCACCAGGCCCGAGCAATCGCCGGTTTCCGCCGGGTCATACCCCACCCACACCTGACGGTCGCCGAACGGCCGCATCGCAAACGGCTTGTAGTCCTCGGCCCACTCGACCCAGCTATCGACCATGCAGGGCTGCAACACCGTCAGCGGGAAAATACTCGCGCCGTCGTCGACGAATTCGCACATGAGCAGGTTGGCGAACGCTTCGGGGCTGTACTCCCGCCGCAGTTCTTCAATGTCGAACAGGTCGCAACCACCCTGCTCCGCATCAAGGATGGTGACGATCTGCCGCCATAACCGGTCTTCACAGAACCGGCCCTGCTGGAGCGCCCCGTGGGATACGTCGACTTTGGTGTGCTGAGCCGCCGGCTTGCCTTTGTTGAAGCGCTCGCCCGTCCAGAATGTGTAGGCCTCATGGGCCATGGTCGACGGCGTCGAGAAGTAGGTTTTGCGCCACTTCTTGTGCATCGCCATACCCGACGCAACCTTGTTCAGCTCCTCAAACTTGAACGTCCAGAAGAATTCGTCGAAGTAGAAATTGCCGTGGTAGCCCTGAGCCGTGCGCGCGTTGGTACCGAGAAAAAACAGTTCCGCGCCGTTCGGCAGCACGATGGGATCACCGGTCAGCTCGACGCCGATGACCTCGCGGGCAAACGCCTGGATGTACCCTCGGAACAGGTAGGCCTGATTCTTCGACGCCGACAAGAAAATCTGATTTCGCCCGGTTTCCAGCGCATCAATAAACGCCTCACGGGCGAAGTAGTAAGTGGCGCCGATCTGCCGGCTTTTGAGGATGACGCGGGTGCGCTGATTGCCCGCCCGGTGCCAGTCTTTCTGGTAGTCGAAACACCCATCGATAAACGCTTCGCGCAGCAGCTCGATCTGGTCTTCGCTGATGTCGTTTTTCGGGGTCTTTTTCTTCGGGCCTTCGTTGCGTTTTGCGAGGTTGGGGTTGAGTTCGGTTTCGGTACCGCCACCCTGGAAGCGCTGGATGCGAGCCTGTCGCTCCAACTGCCGGTGCAACAGGTCGATCTCTTTGAAGTCCCCGCCGCTCTTGCCCTCCTTGAGGATCAACTGCACCAGACGCGCTTCCAGCGCCCCACCGATGCGCTCGACGTTATCCGCCCGGTCCCACTCGTCGCGGGCCTTCCAGCTGTGTAGCGTTTTTTCCTTTTCGCCCGTAGCCTCGGCAATCTCGCAGATACGCCAACCCATCCAATACAGGAACTTGGATTGGCGTCGGGGATCGATTGGGAGCAGTTCAGTCGTAGTCATGGCCGCGATGCTGCCGCCCGCGCCTGCGAGTCAGTAGCGCCGCCCCTTGTAGTCCCGCTCTCTACAATCCCGTCCCGTTGCCGCAACTCGCGCGCGTCACGACCATGCCCCTCATTGCAACGCACTTAGCGCCCAACGCATTGAGGATTCCCGGCATGAAGAAATTCCGCAGTAATTGGTTCCGCGTCGCCGTCGAGGGCGCTACCTCTGACAAGCGCACCATCAAACGCAGCTGGCTGGAACAGGCGGCGAAGAACTTCAATCCAGCCACCTATGGTGCTCGCATCTGGCTGGAGCACTTCCGCAGCCTGCTGCCCGACAGCCCTTTCAAGGCCTACGGTGACGTGCTCGCGGTCAAGACCGAAGAAGTGGAAATCAACGGCCAGAAGAAGCTGGCTCTGTTCGCCCAGGTCGAGCCGACGCCCGATTTGATCGCCATGAACAAGGCCAAGCAGAAGATTTACACCTCGATCGAAATCGACGACAGCTTCTCGGACACCGGCGAGGCCTACATCGTCGGCCTGGCGGTGACCGACTCCCCGGCCAGTCTGGGCACTGATGTACTGTCTTTCTCCGCGCAGAAGCCAGAATCCAGCCCATTCAAAGACCGTCATTATTCCGCGACGTCGATGTTCACCGAGGCGGTGGAAACCGAGTTGCAGTTTGAGGAAATCGAGGACAAACCCAGCCTCGGCGCCCAGCTCTTCAGCAAGGTGCAGGCACTGCTCGGCGGCAAACAGGCGAAGGACGACGCCGAGTTCGCGCAAATCGGCCAGGCCGTCGAAGCGATTGCCGATCACGTCAAGGATCTGCCCGATCAACTGGCTGCCGAGAAGAAATTCTCCGGCGAACTGAATACTAAGGTTGAGCAGCTCAGCAAAGACCTGGTCGAGCTGAAAACCACCCTTGGCAAAACCCAAGACCACTCCCAAACCCAGCGCCCACCGGTAACCGGCGGCGGCAAACAAGCCCTGGCTGAGTTCTGACCTGCGGCCTACACCGCCCAGCCCACTATCGGAGACACCCATGCGTAACGACACTCGAAAACTCTTCACCGGCTACCTCAGCCAGGTCGCACTGCTCAACGGCGTTGAAACGGCCACAGCCACATTCAGCGTCGACCCTACCATCCAGCAGCGCCTGGAAACCAAGATTCAGGAGTCGAGCGAGTTCCTGACTAAGGTCAACGTCATCGGCGTTGATGAACAGGAAGGCGAAAAGGTCGGACTGGGCGTGGGCGGCACCGTTGCCAGCCGTACCAACACCAACGTCAAAAAACGTGAGCCGCGCAGCATCGGCACTCTGTCGAGCGATAAGTACAAGGCTGAGCAGACCGACTTCGATACCTTCGTCAGTTACAAACAGCTCGACGCCTGGGCCAAGTTCCCGGACTTCCAAACCCGCCTGTCCAGCGCCATCGCCCAACGTCAGGCGCTCGACCGTATCCAAATCGGCTTCTACGGCACTTCGGCTGCCGAGCAGACCGACCGCACTGCGCACCCGCTGCTGGAAGACGTCAACATCGGCTGGCTCCAGCAGTACCGCACCCACGCACCCGACCGTGTGCTGAAGGAAGGTGCCGTCTCCGGCAAGATCACCATTGGCAAAGCCGGCGACTTCAAGAACATCGACGCCCTGGTCTACGACGCAATCCAGTTGCTCGACCCTTGGTACCGCCGCAACCCTGGCTTGGTGGTGCTGACCGGCCGCGAGCTGGTCCACGACAAGTTCCTGGCCCTGGTCAACAAAGACCAGGACGCGACCAACACCCTGGCGAGCGACCTGATCATCTCGCAACGCCGCGTCGGTGGTTTGCCACTGTACGAGGTGCCGTACATCCCCGAAGGCACGATCCTCATCACCACCTTCGCCAACCTGTCGGTGTACTGGCAGATCGGCGGGCGCCGCCGCTACCTCAAGGAAGAGCCGGAGTGGAACCGCGTGAGCAACTTCGAATCGTCGAACGAGGCTTATGTGGTCGAGGAATACGGCCTGGGCTGCCTGCTGGAAAACATCACGCCGGTTGAAGACGCAAGCAGCGAGGGTTAATCCCATGGTACTCAGCATCGCCCAAGCCCACCAGCGCCGCGCACGCGCGGCAATGGAGGCAGCGAAAACGGCACCACAGCAATCCATGGCCGGTGCAACAGCGTACGAGCACCAGTTGAATCAGTTGCTGCAAGACCGGTTGCGCCTGAAAGCCATCCAGTCCAACGAGGGCAAGGCTGCACTCAAAGCACAGTTGTTGCCCGAGTACATCCCGTACGTCGAGGGAGTACTTGCAGCAGGCAATGGTGCCCAGGATGACGTCATGACCACCGTCATGGTCTGGCGCGTTGACGTCGAGGACTACAGCGGCGCCCTGGACATCGCCGACTACGTGCTCGAACACAAGCTGATCATGCCGGACCGTTTCGAACGCACCACCGGTTGCCTGGTGGCTGAAGAAATCGCCACGGCCGCGCTGAAAGCGCAAAAGGCCAATGGCAGTTTCGACCTGAACATCTTGCACCGCACCGTCGAACTGACCGACGCAGAAGACATGCCCGACCAGGCCCGCGCCAAGCTGTACCTCGCAACCGGCCGCGCGACATTGGATGGCATCACCGCCGAGGAGCCAGGCCAGCCCGGACAGATTCAGGCCGGTATCGACCTGCTCAAGCGGGCGATCGAGCTGCACGACGGCTGCGGCGGCAAGAAGGACTTGGACAGCGCCGAGCGCCTCCTGAAAAAACACGCTGCCACTGGCAGCTGACCGAGCGTCCCCACGCACCCCGCCGGCTCGGGGCGGATCGGCCAGGCCGCTCCTCCTGAACGTGAAGCCCCGACCACCGGCGATCTATTTTTGAGTGCCGTTTCATGAGCGCATTTGTAGCCAGCGGCCCAATCAGCGGCGGCCATATCAACACCGACCCGTTCTGGCCCTCAATTGATCTTGAGCAGTTGCGGGCAACACTGCGCATCGACAACAGCGTCACGCCAGCCCGCCTGGAAACTGCCGTAATCGCCGCAGCTATCAATATCAACCGTGAGTTGAAGTCGTGGAAAACGGCGCAAATGGCTGCCGGCTACGCAACTCTTGATGACGTACCCGATGACAAGATCAACGACGTGTCGGTTCAGGCCCACCTGTACCGCCGTGCTATCGAGGCCGGTACCGGTGCCGAAGTCTGCGAGCGGTACCGCGACTACAGCGCGACCAATACGGGCAACGACAAAGCCGAAGAAACCATCCCAACCATCGACGACTATCGACGCGACCTTCGCTGGGCCGTCCGTGACTTCCTCGGGATCAGCCGCACCACCGTGGAGCTGATCTGATGCCCGTCGCCATCCGCACCAATCAAAACGACACCGTCGACGCCCTTTGCTGGCGGTTCTACGGCCGCACCGCAGGCGTCACCGAGGCCGTGCTGGAAGCCAACCCCGGCTTGGCCGAGCACGGTCCGATCCTGCCGCAAGGCCTTGTCGTCAATATGCCCGAAGCCCAAACCAGCGCGCCCCAGCGGCAGATGGTGCAGCTATGGAACTGACCCCCTGCATCCAAGGAAAACCACACCATGGCTGATCCGACTTCCAGCGTTGTGACTGGCCTGCTCATTGGTTTGGGCCTGTCCACCGTAACGCCCGTTATCGACGACGGAGCGCTATTCGGCGCCATCCTCGGCGCCTGGCTGGTTACCAGTACCAAGCGCGACCTTAAAGTCTGGCAGCGGCTGGGCTCACTGTTCCTGTCGGCCGGCGTGGGCTATCTGTTCGCGCCTATGGCTTTACAGGCAATTCCGTTTATCACCAGCGGCGGCAGTGCATTTGTCTGTGCCCTGGTGGTCATCCCTATCAGCATCAAGCTGATGGTGTGGGTGGAAAAAGCGGACATCTGGGACATATGGCGTCGCATCAGAGGGGGCACCTGATATGCCGAACATCGAACTGGCCGTGCAGTTGATCGCGGCGATTGCCTACCTGCTGAGTGCCCTGCGCCTGGCCTGCTACACCCGAGGCGATGCGCGGTACCGGCGCAGCATCTCACTGCTGGCAAGCCTGTTTGGCGCCACGTTGTGCATCTGCGGTCTGGAGATTCTGCTGGAGCGCCAGCCCACCAGCCTCGGGCAGGCCGCTGCCATCGTGTTGCTCTGCATCCTGATTTTCCGTTCACGCGGCAACGTCGCCGCCCTATTGAGGCCCAGCGCATGACCACCACCCTTCGCCATGGCGACCGCTCGCAAGCGGTGCTGATGCTGCAAAATAACCTCAACAAGCAGGGCGCCAACCTGGTACCGGATGGACACTACGGCGACACCACTGAAGCTGCAGTCCGCGCCTACCAGGTCAAAGTCGGCCTGGTCGCCGATGGCGTCGCCGGTTCCAATACCCAAAGGAGCTTGGCCGGTGGCGACTGCACGCAGCTGCTGCGCAACAATGACCTGGTGGCCGCTGCCGAACGCCTCGACGTTCCGTTGGCGAGCATCTATGCGGTCAATGAAGTGGAATCGAAGGGCAAGGGCTTTCTCGACAACGGCAAGCCGGTGATCTTGTTCGAACGGCACATCATGTACCGCCAGCTCGCCACGGCAAGACATGCCGGCGATGACGCGGCCGAACTCAAGCGTCACGCGGACCAGCTCGCCACCGCCAACCCTGCACTGGTCAACCCGAAGCCCGGCGGATACATCGGCGGTACCTCCGAACACCAGCGCCTGGCCATGGCCCGCCTGATCGACGACACAGCCGCACTCGAGTCGGCTTCCTGGGGAGCGTTCCAGATCATGGGCTTTCATTGGAAGCGACTCGGCTACGCCAGCGTGCAGGCCTTCGTCGCTGCAATGACTGCCGGCGAATCGCAGCAGCTCGACGCCTTCACCCGCTTCATCGAAACCGACCCGGTGCTGCACAAGGCGCTGAAGGGCCGCAAATGGGCCGAGTTCGCCAGGCTCTACAACGGGCCGGATTATCTGCGGAATCTCTACGACACCAAGCTCCAGCGCGCCTACGAGCGGCATGCCGCCTGCGAGTGTGGCAAAGGAGTGGCGGCATGATCGACTTCAAAGCGCTGCAAAAGCTGCGGGTAAGGGACGGTGACCTGCTGGTGGTACCGGAGTCGACCGAACAAAGCGATATGGAGTTGTTGGCCGAATCCATCCAGATCATGAACGGCGCACGGGCCGTAATCGTGCGCGGCCAGATCAAACAGCTCGATACCGCCGACATGAACAAGCTCGGCTGGTACCGCGCGTGAGCACGTTGCGCCAGGCCCTATATGGCCTCGCCCTGCTCGGCGCCCTGGTACTGCTGATCTGGGTCCAGGAAACGCGTATCGACGTCGCTGAAGGCAAAACCGAACGGGCGCAAGATGCGGCCAAGACTGCCCGCGACGACGCCGCTCGCAACCTGAAAACCGCCAATACCCTCGCCGATACCCTGAAACAGGAACGCGACGCACAGAGCACCCTGCGCGGCCAGCAGGACCAGCTGCGCCAAAGCCTGGCCAAACGCGAGCGAACAATAGAGGAGCTGAAACGTGAAAACGACGAACTACGCGACTGGGCTACTCAGCTTTTGCCTGATGCTGCTCGCCGGCTGCGCGAGCGCCCCGCCCTCACCGGCGCCGCAGCTTATCGTGACTGGCTGTCCGGCCGTGGTGCCGTGCCACCTGCCGGCGACAAGCCCGCTCAATAACGGAGACCTCCTGACCGACGAAGACCGCGCCGAAGCTGCCTGGGCTGACTGCGCGGCACAGGTCGATATGGTATTCAAACATCAGCAGGCCACCCCATGAATAAGCCGGAAAGCCTGCGCTCCCACCTCTTGGCCACCGTCGCCGAGTTCAAACACAACCCTGACCGCCTGTTGATTTTCATCGACAACGGTAAGGTCCGCTGCACTGCTGCCCACACGCTGTCCTTTGAATACAGCTTTGATCTGCAGATCATCCTCACTGAATTCGCCGGCCACCCCGACAGCGTCATCTTGCCGATCCTGGGTTGGCTGAGCGTCAACCAGTCCGAACTGCTGGAAAACCTCGAAAAGGTCAAAGACGGCATCCAGTTCGAAGCCGACATCTTGGACAAGAACAAGGTGGACCTCAGCATTACCCTGCCGCTGACAGAACGGGTAGTGGTCGGGGAGGATGGTCAGGGTAACACCACCGTGAAGCATCCGAACGAACCGCAGTATGTGGCGGGCTACCTAGATCCGAATTGGAAGCCGGGGGCTCAGGGCAATACCAGCGAATGGAGAGTGCCTGGTGGCGAATAACCTGGAAGCGCTGGAGACCTGGGCGGCGGTGCTGTTGGATCGGCTGGAACCGGCGGAGCGCGGCAAACTGGCTCGGAGCATTGGCCAGGAACTGCGCCGCAGTCAGCAGAAGCGCGTGATGGCTCAGGAGAACCCCGACGGGAGCAAGTTTGCGCCGCGTAAGCAGCGGAACCTGCGAGGGAAGCAGGGGCGAGTTAAGAGGAAGCTGGCGATGTTCAAGAAGCTGCGAACCGCGTCCTATCTAAAGGTTCGTGGTGATAGAAATGCAGTGACAGTGGGCTTCACCGGGCGCATTGCCCGGATTGCCAGGGTTCACCAGTACGGGTTGAAAGATCGTGCGGAACGCGGCGCCCCTGATGTGCGCTATGAACAACGTGAGTTACTGGGATTTACGGAATTTGACCTCGATTTGATCAGACACAGCCTGCTCACTCATATAACCGCATAGACTCCAATACCTGGGCGGTGTACAAATTGTCGAATGTTTAGCTCGCGGCAGATTGAAATTCACCGAACAGAATGGAGTTGTTCGCATGACAGAAGCGTTCCGGGCACACTGCCCTAGATGTGATGGAGAAAGAAAATGCCTTATTCATGGTGAGTTCGATCAGCCATGGTGTGAAGATCACGGACGAAACCAGATGCAGGGCCAGATGGACCACAAGTTGGTTCAGTGCGCAGGTTGCGATACAGTATTTTACTATCGAAGTAGTTGGGACGATCAGGACTGGGATGGCGATTACCACCCTGTCACTGGTAAAACCATTATCACCTACCCTAGGACAATTGTGACTTACCCAGTCCCAGAGAAAAAAGGCCACAAGCCCGACTGGGTATGGGATATTGGACAAAAAGACCCGCAACTTTTCAAAATTTTGTATGAGGTTTATCAAGCCTACGAGGCGGAATCTTTCATACTTGCGGCAGTTGGCTTAAGGACTGCTTTCGATCTAACAACCACATATTTAAAAATAGACCCAGGTCACACACTCGAACAAAAAGTTAAAGAGTTGCGAGAGAACGGCGTAATCGGCGAGACAGAAGCTTTGACCCTCCAAACCGTTACTGAAGCAGGAAATGCTGCTGCTCACCGTGGATGGTCGCCTGATCAAGAAACTTTTCAAATACTGCTCACGACTCTGGAGCAGTTTGTGCATCGAGTGGTTGTAAGTGGCAAAGCGGCGCTAAGTTTGAACGCGAGTATCCCTGCCCGCCAACCCAAGCCAAAAAAGCATCCCAAACCTAACAACTAAGTTGTAGCCCCCGTTGTTACAAGGCGCTTGAGCTGCACTCCCACGCACGTGGCGCCACCATCGGCGCCATGAACGACTTCGCCGCCCTCTCCCGCATGCTCGAAAACCTCATCCGCTTCGGCGTAATCGCCGCCGTGCAGATGGAGCCCCCGCGCGTGCAGGTAAAAACCGGAAAGCTGACCACCACCTGGCTGCCGTGGCTCGCCCTGCGAGCCGGTGCTGACCAAGAGTGGGATCCACCCACCGAAGGCGAACAGGTGATTCTTTTCAGCCCATCCGGGCAGCTCGCCAACGGCATAGTAGTAACCGGCCTGTTCAGTGACCACATTCCCGCAAACGGTAACCGCGCCGGCCTGCACCGTCGCACCTATGCCGACGGCGCGGTGATCGAGTACGACAGCGTCGCCCATCACCTGAATGCCACCCTACCCGACAGCGGCACCACCAGCCTGGTGAGCAAGGGCGGGATCAACATCATCGGCCCCATCAATCACCAGGGCGATTACAACCAAACCGGCAACCAGAACGTGGTCGGCCTGGTGACCGTCTCCGAAGACGTGGTCGCGGCCACCATCAGCCTGGTCAAGCACCTGCACGGCGGCGTGCTGGTGGGCAGCGCGAAGACGGGGAAACCAGAATGAACCGCGAAACTGGCGCATCCATCAGCGACTTGGACCACATCGGCCAGAGCATCACGGACATCCTTACCACCCGCATCGGCACCCGTGTGATGCGCCGCGAATACGGCAGCCTGCTGCCCGACCTGGTCGACCATCCCTTCAATGACGCCACGCGCCTACGCGTTTACGCGGGCTCAGTCATGGCGTTGATGCGCTGGGAGACCCGTATCAGCCTCAGTCGCGTGCAGTTCCTCGGCGCGAACCTGCAAGGGCAGTCCGTGCTTGATCTGGAGGGCTCCGTCGTCGACACCAATGAACCCTTTAGCCTGAGCCTGCCACTGCAACTAGGGGGAAGCGTATGAATTCCTTTGCCGCGATTGACCTCAGCCAGCTCCCGGCGCCGCAGATCGTCGAGCAGATCGACTTCGAATTGATCCTGGCCGAGCGCAAGGCCTACATGATCAGTCTGTGGCCGATCGAGGAACAGGAGCAGATTGCAGCGCGCCTCGACATGGAATCGGAACCCCTGGCAAAGCTGCTGCAGGAGAACGCCTACCGCGAAACCATCTGGCGTCAGAGGGTGAATGAGGCGTCCATGGCGAACCTGCTGGCCTTTGCCAAAGGCCCCGACCTGGATCAACTGGCTGGCAATTTCAACGTACAGCGCCTGGTGGTTCAGGAAGCCAAGCCCATGGCAGTCCCGCCCCTCGCGCGGATTATGGAAAGCGACGACAGCTTGCGCGAACGGGCGCAAATGGCCTGGGAGGGCTTGAGCACCGCCGGCCCGCGCCAGAGCTACATATTCCACGCCCGAGGCGCTGACGGCCGTGTTGCCGATGCCACGGCCGAAAGCCCATCTCCCGCCGTGGCGGTTGTTACCGTGCAGGCGCTGCTAGGCGACGGCAGCGCGTCTGCCGACCTGGTCAACGTCGTCAAAAAACATCTGAGCGACGATGACCGCCGGCCCGTTGCCGACCGCCTCACCGTCCAGGGCGCGGAGATCATCCGCTACGCGGTTAAAGCCAAGCTCTACCTGCTGACCAGCGGCCCCGAGTCAGAGCCAATCCTTGCGGCAGCCGAACAGCGCCTGCTGGCATACGTCCACCAACGTCGACGCCTCGCAATGGAGGTGTCGGAATCTGCGCTGCACGCCGCGTTGTTCGTCGAAGGGGTTCGCAAAGTTGAGCTGGAAGACTGGGTCGATATCGTCGCCACCAAAGAACAGGCGCCCTACTGCACCGGTGTGACCATCACGCGGGGCGTTGAATAATGGGCGCCCAGCAGCTACTGCCGAACAACTCCACGTCGCTTGAGCGCCAGGCTGCTCAGGCCCTCGCGCACATTCAGCGCGTACCGATCCCGCTGAGAACGCTCTGCAACCCGAACACCTGCCCGGTCGTGGCACTGCCCTACCTGGCCTGGGCCTTCTCCGTCGACCGCTGGGACAGCAACTGGACCGAAGCTACCAAGCGCGCAGCCATCCGATCATCCCGCTACATCCACGCGCACAAGGGCACCATCGGCGCCCTGCGCCGCGTGGTCGAGCCCCTGGGCTACCTGATTGAGGTGATGGAATGGTGGCAGACCGTACCGGAAGGCGTGCCCGGCACCTTTGCGTTGAAGGTCGGAGTGCTGGACACCGGCATCACCGAAGAAATGTACCAGGAGCTTACCTGGCTGATTGATGACGCCAAGCCGCTCACCCGCCCACTGACCGGCCTGGCCATCAGCCTGGAAAGCACCGGCACCGTGTTCATCGGGGCCTGCGTGTACGAAGGCGACGAACTCAGCGTTTACCCACCGACCCAGCGCGATATCGACGTCAGCGGCGTGTACCGCATCGGTGGCCGCGAACACCATATCGACACGATGGACATCTACTCATGACCGACCAAAACAGCCAGTTCTTCGCGATCCTCACCGCCGTCGGTGAAGCCAAGCAGGCGAACGCCGCAGCCCTCGGCACATCCTGGACGTTCGCCCAGATGGCCGTGGGTGATGCCAACGGCACCGACCCTATCCCCAGCCGCACCCAAACCAAACTGATCAACGAGCGCCGGCGTGCACCGTTGAACCAAGTGAAGGTTGACCCGGCCAATCCCAGCGTGATCATTGCCGAGCAGATTATCCCCGAGAGCGTCGGCGGCTGGTGGGTACGGGAGCTTGCGCTGTACGACGCGGACGGCGACATGGTCGCGGTCGCCAACTGCGCGCCCACGTTCAAGCCGCTGCTCAACCAGGGCTCTGGCCGGACGCAGGTGATTCGAATCAACCTGATCGTCAGCAGCACGGCGAACATTGAGCTGAAGATCGACCCCAGCGTTGTCTTGGCGACTCGCGAATACGTCGACACCGTCATTGTTGAGGCACTATCAAAGCTGGACTACAAGCACTCAGTGCTGGCGGCAACTACGGCAAATATCACGCTGAGCGGTATCCAGACCATCGACGGCGAGCTGTTGCCGGCCGGTGCCCGTGTCCTGGTGAAGGATCAGGCTCAAGCCAAGGAAAACGGTATCTACGTTGTCCCCGCAGCGGGCGCCTGGAAACGTGCGCAGGATGCTGACACCAGCGTCGAGGTGACGCCTGGGCTGTTTGTCAGTGTTGAAAAGGGCACGGTCAACGGCGATAGCGTGTGGCAGCTGGTGACGGACGCTCCTATTGTCCTGGGCACTACTGCGCTGGCCTTCGAAATGGTCGCCGGACGCACGGGTGTCAGCGCAGGCGCATACACCAAGTTAACGGTCGACAAGTACGGCCGGGTGATTGCCGGTACCACCCCTACCACACTCGCGGGTCACGGGATTACCGACACTTACACCAAGGATGAAATCGCGGCGATGATCGCCCAGGCCTCGGCGTTGCCGGTGGGCTCGATGATCGGTTTCCCGTTAGACAAAGTCGCGCCAGGCTTTTTGGAGTTGGACGGCAGCGTCAAAAGCGCGGCGGCTTATCCAGACCTGGCCACGTTCTTGGGCGGTGCATTCAACAAGGGTGACGAGGGCGCCGGTAATTTCCGTTTGCCCGAGTCGCGCGGTGAGTTCCTGCGGGGCTGGGATCATGGGCGCGGTGTTGACGCAGGGCGAGCGATTGGTAGTTACCAGCTTGATGCTTTGCAGAACATCGTGGGCAACGTGGGCGGCGTGCGTAACGACTCGGCTTCGATTACTCCGAGCGGACCGTTTACCGTTGTAAGCGAGGCGGGCAACTTTACAAACGGCGGCGCGCGTTTAACAAGTGTGGCGTTTGATGCTTCGAAAGTTGTTAGAACCGCCTCTGAAACTCGCCCTCGCAACTTGGCGGTGATGTGGTGCATCAAGGCGTGGAACGCGCCAATCAATCAGGGAAACATTGATATCGCGGCGCTGCTGCCCCTTGCAGCCCAGGCAACGGAAATCAACCAGGGCACGGCAAAGGTGGCCACCCCCGCGCAAATGCTCGACAGCGCAAACGATGCAGTCATGGTTACTCCTAAAAAGCTGCGCCTTGGCTTTCAGTTCTCACCGACACCCACCGGCTACATCGCTTTCCCGAGCTGGATGGGTGGTTTGATCATTCAGTGGGGAGTTATTTCGATGGCTCAAGATTCCACAGCAGTTGCAACAATGTTGATCGCCTTTCCTACTGCAAACTTCTGGGAAGGTGTTACGGGGAGCGTTAACCGAATCACAGGGAGTACAACTCAGTCAGCTACCAATGTGATCGCAAGAACGCTTCAAACAATCACGATTGCTAACGATGACGCTGCGCAAAGCGTCAGATGGCTCACGGTGGGGTACTAGCGCATGATCTTCTATAGCGCATCTACAGGCGGTTTTTATGATTCAGATCTGCATTCGGTTATTCCGGATGATCGAGTTCAAATTACCAAAGATGAACGCGCGGCGCTGATATCCGGGGAGTCTGAAGGCAAGGTAATTGTCGCTGGTGAAAATGGAATTCCTTGTCTTACAGAGCGTTTGCCAGCGACCTCCGATGACTTGGCGAAGTTAGAGCGCAAATGGCGCGACGGCGAGTTGGCCTCAGTCCTTTGGTTGCGAGAACGGCACCGCGATCAGCAGGAAGTTGGCGGCGACACATCCTTGTCACCTGAACAATTCGCGGAACTGCTTGTGTACTTGCAGGAGCTGCGCGATTGGCCGCAAGCGTCAGAGTTTCCAGATAGCCTCTATCGGCCCGTGCCGCCCTCTTGGATCGCACAACAGGCTGAATAACAACGATGAGGGTGACTTCGCTTGTAGCGTTGTCACCTACAAACTCACCTGCTAGCCCATCTGTCGCGCGCGCGGCAGCCTGTGCACTGTCATTCCATCACAGCGCAGGCAACCACCCATGGCCGGTTCAGACTATCTCCACGGCGTGCGGGTTCTCGAACTCAACGACGGCACCCGCCCCATTCGCACCATCGCAACCGCAGTCATTGGCCTGGTATGTACGGCTGAAGATGCGGACCCGCTTGCTTTCCCGCTGGACACCCCTGTCCTGCTGACCAATGTGCAAACCGCCATCGCCAAAGCCGGCGTCAAAGGCACCCTGGCGAAGAGCCTGCAGGCCATCGCCGACCAGACCAAGCCCTACACCATCGTGGTGCGGGTCAAGGAAGGCGCAGACGCAGCTGCTACCACCACCGCCCTGATCGGCACCACCACCGCTGACGGCAAATACACCGGCATGAAGGCCCTGCTAGCGGCCAAGGCCCGCGTGGGCATGACGCCACGCATTCTCGGTGTGCCAGGCCTCGACAGTCAGCCGGTGGCCACCGCACTGGTATCGATCGCCAAAGACCTGCGCGCCTTCGCCTACGTCAGTGCGTGGGACTGCAAAACCAAGGAAGAGGTGGTCGCCTACCGCGAAAACTTCGGCGCCCGTGAAATCATGGTGATCTGGCCGGAGTTCCAGAACTGGGACACGGTCACCAACGCGACAGTCACCGCGTCGGCAGTAGCCCGTGCGCTGGGCTTGCGGGCCCTCATCGACAAAGACATCGGCTGGCACAAGACCATCTCCAACGTCGCGGTCAACGGCGTGACCGGCATCAGCGCCGATGTGTTCTGGGACCTGCAAAACCCAGCCACTGACGCCAACTACCTCAACAGCAACGAGGTCACCACTCTAATCAATGAGGGTGGCTTCCGCTTCTGGGGCAGCCGTACGTGCAGCGACGATCCGCTGTTCGCGTTCGAAAACTACACCCGCACCGCGCAGATCATCGCCGACACCATGGCCGAGGCGCACATGTGGGCCATGGACAAGCCCATGCACGCCTCCTTGGTCAAAGACATCATCAACGGGATCAACGCCAAGTTCCGCGAACTGGTCAATCAGGGCTACCTGATCGGCGGCAGCTGCTGGTACCCAGAAGACGTCAACGACAAGGACACCCTCAAGGCCGGCAAGCTGACCCTCGATTACGACTACACCCCCGTGCCGCCCCTGGAAGACCTCACATTGCGTCAGCGCATCACCGACCGCTACCTGATGCAGTTCGCCGCCGCCGTCAATGCTTAAACCGGGCCTCCCCGCAAGGGGAGTTAACCCTGTGCCATAACTCCGGAGATTCCCGCCATGGCCATGCCTCACAAACTGAAAAACATGAACCTGTTCAACGACGGCGGCAGCTACCAAGGCAAAGTCAAAACCGTCACCCTGCCCTCTCTGGGCCGCAAGATGGAAGCCTGGCGCGGCGCAGGCATGAATGGCCCGGTCAAGGCTGACTTGGGCATGTCCGACGACGGTATCCAGCTGGAATGGAAGCTGGGTGGCCTAGATCTGATCGTGCTCAAGCAATTCGGCGCCGTCAACGCAGCGGGTGTTGCTCTGCGCTTCGCGGGTGCCTTCCAGCAGGACGACACCGGTGAAATCAGCGCCGTAGAGGTGACCGTTCGCGGCCGTCACGAAACCATTGAAATGGGTGACGCCACACCTGGTGAAGACACCGAGCACTCCATCACCACCACCTGCAGCTACTACAAGCTGACCGTCGACAACGAAGACATCATCGAAATTGACCTGCTGAATTTCATCGAGAAGGTCGGCGGCGTCGACATGCTTGAGAAACAGCGCAGCGCCATCGGCCTTTGATCGCCGGCATCGATCGCTAACCGTCCCCCTAATCAGGAGCTTTACCCATGAAAACCGCAGCTACCGAACAACCCGACGTGAAACCACTGGCCGACGACAACACCGTCATCCTCGACACGCCGATCCGCCGTGGTCCCACCAGCATCGACAGCATCACCCTGCGTAAGCCCAACTCGGGCGAGCTGCGCGGCGTGAGCCTGGCAGATCTGCTGCAAATGGACGTCAACAGTTTGATCAAGGTGGTGCCTCGTATCAGCGCCCCTTCCCTCACGGCCATCGAAGTCACGTCGATGGACCCGGCCGACCTGGTCGCGCTCAGCACGAAGATCACCGGTTTTTTGCTACAGAAATCGGCGAAGACGGATGCATCCCTCGTTGCGTAGAAGAAGCAATGGCCGACCTGGCCGTGGTTTTTCACTGGGCGCCGGCTGACATGGATCAGTTGGCCCTGCAAGAGCTGATGGACTGGCGCGAGCGTGCCAGGGTGCGGAGTTCCACCGATGGCAAATGACCTGCGGCTACAGGTGGTGCTGGACGCCATCGACAAAGCCACACGCCCGTTAAAGCAAATCAACAATGGCAGCCTGGAGACAGCCCGTGCGCTCAAGGCTGCACGCGACCGCCTGAAAGAACTCAACACCCAGCAGAAAGACGTCAGCGCCTGGCGAACTCAACGCGCCGCCTCTGAACTGACCAGCGCCGCCCTCACCGCCGCCCGCGAAAAAGTCAAAGACCTAAGCCAGCAATTTGCCGCCACCGGCGCGCCGACCAGGGCCATGACGCGGGAGTTTCAGGCGGCGGTACGCGAAGCCACAAAGCTCAAGCAGCAGCACCAGCAACAAAGCGTGCAGTTGCAGGGCCTGCGGTCAAAACTCTACGACGCAGGCATCAGCACCAAAAACCTGGGCACCCACGAACGCCAGCTGCGCCAGCAGATGAGCGCTGCCAACGCCAGTATCAGCGAACAAACCAAACGCCTCACGGCCCTGAGCGCCCGCCAGAAGCGCATGGCAGAGACCCGTGGCGCCTACGACAAGGGTAAACAGTTTGCGGGCAACGCGGCGGTGGCCGGCGGCTCGAGCCTGGGCGTGGCATACGCCGCCAGCCGCCCGATCATCGGAGTGGTCAAGGAATACGTCGATTTCGAAAGCGCCATGATGGGTGTCGCCAAGCAGGTCGACGGAGCACGGGACAACAACGGCAAGCTCACCGCGACCTACTACGAGTTTGCTGACGCGATCAAAGCGGCCAGTAACGAAATGCCCATCGCCACCACCGAGTTCGCCGCCCTGGTAGAAGCTCAGGCACGGGCCGGTATCCAGGGTAAGGAAAACCTACTGACCATGGCGAAGGTGTCGGCCACTGCTGCTGTGGCCTTCGACCTGCCGGCGGAACAGGTCGGTGAGGACATGGGCCGTATCGCCGGCCTGTACAAGGTGCCGATCAAGAACATCTCCGCACTGGGTGACGCGCTCAACTACTTGGACGACAACACCCGGTCCAAGGGCGGCGAAATCATTGAAACGCTGACCCGCATGAGCGACGTGGCCGACAAGCTCGACTACCGCAAGGCGGCGGCGCTGGGCAGTACCTTTCTGTCCCTCGGCTCTGCACCAGAAGTGGCCGCGAGCGCTTCCAGGGCTATGGTTCGCGAACTGTCCATCGCCACCATGCAGAGCAAGAAGTTTCAGGAAGGAATGGCCATGGTTGGCCTTGACTCAAAAGCCGTCCAAAGCGGCATGAGCAAGGACGCCATGGGCACGTTGATGGGTGTCCTGAACCGCATCAAGAAACTGTCGCCTGAGCAGCAGACAGAGGTGTCGACGCGGATTTTCGGCAAAGAGTTCGGCAAGGACGCTGGCAAGCTGGTCAACAACCTGGACGAGCTTAAACGCCAGCTCGACCTGGTCAATGACGCAGCCGCCAATGGCTCTATGCAGCGCGAAATGGATATCCGCGCCGACGCGATCGAAGGTCGCTGGCAGGTGCTGCAAAACAAGTTGTTCAACACCAAAAGCGGCGCGGGTGAATCGGTGCGGGCCACGATGGTCGACGTCATGGACGCCATCGGCGGCGTGCTGGACAAGGTGAATGGATGGGTCAAAGCCAACCCCGCGTTGACCGCGACCCTATTGAAGATCGTAGCCAGTGTAGTGGTGTTGTCAGCTGCTTTCGGCGGGCTCGCCTTAACACTCGCCGGTATCCTGGGACCGTTCCTGTTCCTGCGGTTCGGCCTGGCTATGTTCGGCCTACGCCTGCCCGGCGTGATCGGTATTTTCAAGGTATTCGGCACGGTGCTGCGAACGCTGGGCGGCATTCTGATCGGCCCGCTTGTGACTGCGCTTCGCACCGTCGGCATCGCGTTATGGGGCCTATCGGCCAACCCGATTGTCCTGGTCATTGCCGCCGTTGTCGCCGCACTGGCGGGTGGTGCCTACCTGATCTACAAGAACTGGGACGCGGTGAAGAACTACTTCGCCAATGCCTGGACAGAAATCAAAGCGGGTTTCGACGGCGGGATTGGCGGCATCATCACCACTTTGGTCAACTTCAGCCCGCTCGGCCTGCTGTACCAGGCATTTGCCGGAGTGCTGAGCTACTTGGGTATTGAGCTGCCCAGCCGGTTTACTGAGTTCGGCGGAATGATCGTCAACGGCTTGGTCAACGGACTTACGGCTGGGCTCGGCGCGGTCAAAAACGCCATCAGCTCGGTCGGCGACTCCAGCATTGGATGGTTCAAGGAAAAGCTCGGCATCCACAGCCCTTCGCGCGTGTTCGCGGAGCTGGGCGGGTTCACCATGGCCGGTCTGACGCAGGGCCTGGAAGGTGGGCAAAAAGGGCCGCTAGACGCCCTGACCACAATGGGCAAGCAGATGACAGCGGCGGGCACCCTGGCGCTGGGGGCAACCGCTATGCCAGCGTTTGCCGTGGACACCAAGGCGCCGATCAGCGCCGCGCCGCCGGCAGTGGTTTACGACAGCCACGACACCTACGAATTTAACTTCCCCGTAGGCCCCGGCACGGACATGCAAAGCCTTGAGAAGACACTGCGCGCCTTGATTGCCCGCATCGAAAACGAAAAGAAAGCGCGTCAGCGCAGCAAACTCTCCGATCTGGAATAACCACCATGATGATGGCCCTCGGCATGTTCGTGTTCAGCCTCCACACCGCCGCTTATCAGGAGCTGCAACGCCAAACCGATTGGCGCCACGCCAGCAACAACCGCATCGGCGCCGCCCCTGCGCGGCAATTCGTTGGCCGTGGCGAAGACGCCATCACACTCCCCGGAATCCTTTTCCCCGAACTGGCCGGCACAGCCCTCAGCCTCGACTCGCTACGCCTGATGGCAAACACCGGCAAGGCCTGGCCCATGGTCGAGGGCACAGGGCGGATCTACGGCCTGTGGGTGATCGAAAGCCTCAGCGAAACCAGGACCATATTTTTCCCCGACGGTACGGCACGGCGCATTGAATTCACCCTGAGCCTTAAGCGTACCGACGATGACCGTATCGACCTGCTCGGCGCCGGCACCAGCATCGGCGTCAACATCCTGCGGGGCCTACTGTGATCGAGCCTATAATTGCCAAGGTCACCGGCTATCTGCGCAACACTGCAGAGTGCTACGTCCGTGACGCTGCCTATCCGGTGCCGGCCTTCCGGCTCGCCGTCGACGGCCTGGACATCGCACAAATCATCAGCCCAAGGCTGATGAGCCTGGAGCTGACCGACAACCGCGGCGTCGAGGCCGACCAACTCAGCATCACCCTAAGCGACCATGACGGCTTGCTGACGATTCCGCCGAAGGGTGCAGTGGTTCGGTTGTGGCTGGGCTGGAGCGACACAGGCCTGGTGGACAAAGGCACCTATACCGTCGACGAAACCGAACATAGCGGTGCGCCCGACGTGCTCAGCATCCGCGCTCGATCGGCAGACCTGCGCAAGGGCCTCAAAACCAAACGCGAACGCAGCTGGAGCAACACCACCCTCGGCGACGTTCTGGGCGATATCGCCATTGGCAACGGTCTAACCGCCACCATCGCCGGCGCGCTGGACGGCCTGCCCATCCTGCAACTGGACCAGGCCAACGAATCCGACGCCAACCTGATCAGCCGACTGGGTGAAGAATTCGACGCGGTGGCCAGCGTGAAAGCCGGTTGCCTGCTGTGCTTGCCGGCGGGTGGTGGCAAGACCGCTAGTGGCATGGATCTGCCGCATATCACGCTCACCCGCGCAGAAGGTGACCAGCACCGTTACCTGCAGGCCGACCGCGACAGCTATGACGGCGTGCGCGCCTATTACTACGACGTTAACAGCGCCAAGAAACAGGAGGCCATTGCCGGCGGCGGTGACAATCTTAAAGATCTGCGACACACCTACAGCGACCAGCCATCCGCACTGCGCGCCGCCCGGGCGGAATTCCGGCGCCTGCAACGCGGCAGCGCTACGCTCAGCTACACCCTGGCAATGGGCCGACCGGATTTGATCCCCGAGCTGACGTATACGCTTCAGGGCGTGAAAGCCGAAATCGACGAGATCATCTGGTACGGCGGCAACGTACAGCACAGCCTTACTGACAGCGGTGGTTATACGGTGAGCTTGGAGCTGGAGAGCAAGCTGCCGGAGGACAACGTTGAAGACCTGGTAGAAGAGAATAGGGGCGATTACACGGGGATCATCGCGTATTACCGCGACCAGAAAACCGGTAGGGAAAAATCGATTACGGCGGGGGATCAAACGAAGCCCAGGCGGTTGCGGTGGCTGTACGCCAGCGACAAAACCGCCAAAAGGGCAGCAATTAGAGAGTGGAGAAAGCTCCAATCAGACACCAACCCATCCTTGTAAAAAGGATCCATTGAAAGTCACGACAATTGACGAGCCATATCGACTAAAGATTTATACTTGCTCAATACCGGAGGCATCTCATAACTTTCATAAATATGACTTTGCCACTGAATCTCCTCTATACCTCTCTTAGGCGTTCTGCCGCGCATTAGACCAACATTATATTTAATCAAATCAGCAATATTCACCAAGGCATATTTTGCATGAACTTTATACTGCAAAGCTGCGGGATCAAGCTCATGGCTGACCGCAGCCCCCCAATCACCTGTCGTTATTTTCTGATAAAACTCAACACCTTTCGCTCTTGAAAAGACCAATATTGCCAAACAGAAAAAATGGACCTTTCCATCAACAAAATCAGAACAAGCCTTTACCTGACGTATGTAAGAGACAATCTCTCTCAACTGCACATTAAACACTTTGCATAGTGCCACCATCAAGAGACAATTTTCCGGATAATTTTTTCCTGCCTTCAGGGTAAGCGAATCAGCTTTGATGCTAACCCTACCGCCCGATGTATTTACAATATCTATTTGCCTGCCATCCACATACAAATCCATGCCATATGTATCAATACTTGGCAAACTCCTATGAATAAATCCCCACAAGTTGGTATTATCAAGTGAAAATTCAGCATCAAAAAATCTTCTTAAATAATTTTCTGACGAAAAGCCCTGACCGTATACTGCCCTGATAGAGTGAGCCAGTTGACTCGAATCCGAGGCAATTATAAATTTACAATCTTTCAACTCAAAAAAATGCTTTATTCGCTCTAGTAACTCGATGGCATAAGTAGGTCTACACCGATCCAACTCATCTATAAATATAAAAGCTGGCGCTTTCAAATTATTATCTTCAGCAGCCATATTCAACCGCTCAACAACTGCCGCCTTAAATTCTTCAACATGTTTTGTTGTTTTCGACTGATCCTCAATTAAGGATGACACTAAATCCTTAACACCATCCGCACTGTCGTCGCCACCGCCCTTTCCCAACAAATCATCCAACTCCACACCGATATATTTTTTCAACAGCCCTTTCGCAATTAGCGGCGTAGCCTTCTTAAGAACCTGAGTAGTCAAATCAACAGCGCGCCTCCCAGCCTCCGTTGCAGTTATATCCAATGCATCTTTTGTTTGCTGTTCAATACATGTTATCAGCGCCAGCAACGGTTCCGCAGAAAAGTCAGTCTCCCAAGCGTTAAACATTACACATACATGCTTTTTGCTGAGCTCTTCTTTCCAGCGCTGCACAAAAAACGTTTTGCCTGAGCCCCATGGAGAGTTAACATTTAGAACTTTTATATGATCATTCGCAAGAATATACTTTGTCAGAAACTCACTACTTAACTGACGCCCCATGAAATCATCATTCCAAACACCAATTTCACCGCCCATACACCCTCCCCTTTATCCACAAAATCATATGTAGCAGATGAACCCCGGCGCGCGGCCGGGGCCCGGGACTACTCAGACACCTGCATAAAAATACGCAACAGTCTTAGTACGTCATTTTGTCGTTGCAAACTGATAGCTCTAAACATCGCCAGCAACATCAACTCCTGATCGTTCAGGCCGTTCGCATCCAAGGTTGCCACTTGGTTTTCCGATGCACCGCTGTTCTCCATCATGCGAATACTCCTTTCACACGCAACGGGGACTCGGCGCCTACATGGCACCTTTAAAGTTCCCCGGGGAACAGCTAATTTCCATCACGTTTTGTTGTGTCATCGGACAGCAAGCAAATAAATTATGTGTTTTGTTACGTCACTTCGCTGGCTTGAACGGGGGCAGCGTCATATACACGCCGTTTTCACCCCAGCCTTGCAGGTTACCCTTGGCATCGACAACGTAATGCTCATTGAAGTCGCTTTCGGGATCGTCAAGGCGCAACCCGCCATCAGACAGTTTTTTGCCTACATAAAGCTGCGTATTTTTCCTACCGCTGGGAAAGACAGAGTCGATCGCATACTTATCTTTCTGCTTGTACAAGACCATCACGTGACCTAATGCACCGTCACGCAACCAACTGCCGATCCTGTTTGGGTAAGCCGTCAGATCTAACGATTGCAGCGTTTGGTAGTCCTTCGCGCTCACACCGATAAGCGATGTGCGGTAATCGGGGTCGAAGCTGGCATTGGCCCAGTACGTTTTTTCGGTCTGACCTTCCACGCGAAACCCAATGAAAGTTTTGTCGGCTTTGAACTTGGTATCAGCGCGGATTGCTTTCGCCACTTCAGCAAGCTCGGTGTCATTTAGTCGCTTGGGCAGCACGACCTCAACTTTACGTGGACGCCCTTCGCGAAAATCGTCTTGGGTGATGGCGTACGCGGAGGGTAAAACGGAGCGTTGTACGGGCCTCTCCGCAACCGGAGCCTTGTCGGCAGGTTTGTCCTTATCACCGCCTGAACACATCGTGACAGCGCTAGCGATGATTACCAGGAGGATAAGCAGCCCTAACACGTGCTGCCCGACGGTCACTCCTGGGTTTTTTACACCACAGCTTGGGCAGACCCTTGCGGATGCGTCCACTGAGTGCTTACAAGATTTACAAGGCTTGAGCGCCATTCCACTGCTCCTTTAACTTCCATGAAAAAGCCGACCTTCTTGGTCGGCATGCTATTCCCACTTGCCCGAGCAGCCGAGCTTCTCAATTGCTGGCTTTCTTTCCGCTAGACATCGCAACGCTCGCGAACGCTGAGGCCGTGCGTAGCAGTACCTGCCGGTCTGCATCACTCACTTTTTCGTAAGCCTCAAGCAGCTCCAATGCATCAGCGCTGATGCTTTCAGCGGTCTGAGGCTTACGCTCACCGGTCACCACATAAAGAATATCCACGCCCTGAGCCGACACCGCAGCTAAATAGTCCGCGTCTGGGCTGCGGTCACCCTTTTCGTAGTTGAACTGAGAAGTTTTGGCTACCCCACCAAAAGCAGCAAATTCCGCTTGATTGAAACCAAGCCGGACACGCTCCTCCTTCAGCCTTTCACCGATATTCAACAAAACGACCCCTTATTGAGTTGACTATTCAACATTCGTTGAATATTCTTCTCCTGTCATCACACGAAACCACACGAAACGAGACTATGCCGAACGCATCCCCCATCGAGCAAGCATGCCAAGAGGCCCGTGATCGTCTCGCACGTCTCGGGATTACGGCCAAAGACTGGGCCGAAAAAAATGAGTTCAACCCATCGACGGTCTACGCGGTTTTGAACGGACAGAAAAAGTGCTTGCGTGGCGAAGCTCACCGCGCCGCCGTACTGCTCGGTATCAAAGACGGCGTGATTACAAACTAGGGCCTCTGGCTCCAAGGGGATACCAGAAGATGAAACGCCCAGTTCTAGACAGCAGAAAGAGCGTCGTCATGGCCGTCATCGGCGCCTACCCAGGTGGCCGCGAATACGCCTCGGCAGACCTCGGAATGCCGCTCAAGAAGTTCGACAACCAAGCCTACGAGAACGCCGGCAGTCGCCCGCTCACCGACGAACACATTCACCGTCTGGAGCAAGTCGCCGGCACCACGTTCCTGGCTGACTACATCGCCTCAATGTACGGCGGCATGTTCGTGCCGTTGAGCCTCCCGGAGAATCTGGACAACGTGGAGTTATACAGCCGCTCGCTCAAGGCTTCGGCCAAGCGCGGCAAGGTGGACCAAATCATGTCCGCCGCCCTTGACGATGGGGTCATCGAAAGACGAGAAGCCGACGCGATCATCGCCGCCCTGCTCACTTACATGTCCGCCCGCTACGCCGAAGTGTTCGCGACCATCCAGCTGTACAGCCAGGGAGCTGTCTAGTGAGTACTTACAAACTGGTCTGCCCCCACTGCCACGGCCGTATGCGTATCCGCACCAGCGAAGGCCAGCATATTTTTCTGCGCATCACCTACATGCAATGCACCAACGAAGTGTGCGGCTGGGCGGTGCGTGCTGAGTTTCAAATGACCCACGAACTAAGCCCCAGCGGCATGCCCAACCCTGCTGTAAAGCTGCCCGTTGCAGATGTGGTCATTCGTCGCCAGGCAATGAAAACCGTCAACGATCAACCCGATCTGCTGGATCGACTGGATATGGAGGCCGCAACTGTATGAACACCATCGCCCTGACTACCAACCCCACCAGCGACTACCGCGCCGCGATGCAACAGGCCGCAGTTGCCTACCTCTACCGCCACCGTTGCGAGCACTTGGCCGGAGACAGCCATTTGCTCGACAACTGCACGCGGTATCTGACGCTGTCGCTTGAAGTTCCCCAGCACCTGGTGCAACGCATCGCTGAACTGGCTGTTGCCGAGTTCGAAAGCATGACCTGCAACCGTATTGCTTGGCTCGGTATCCACCCCAGCAGCGGCCCATACCGTCCGGTCATTCTGCTGCTGGACAACTGCACCAACCAGCGCTACCCCGTCTCGGCACGCTTGCTTCCTACGCGCCTGCTGCTGACCCGCAACCTCCCGCACTAAAACGAAATCATTCCCTGATGGATGCCCGCACCGCGTGGGTAGGGGAAATTTGCAACTTACTGGTGGCCGAAATGAGCAAAATCACCATAAAACTGGAGCTGGACGAACAGCAGGCACAGCACTACCTGCTGTGGTTGACCAGCCAGTATGAAGTCACGATGGCTGATATTTGGTACTCCGACCGCTACCGGAATGTGCCGAGTGGTCAGCGGGCGCCGAAGGTGCTTGAGGACTTGCCCTACCTGGCTGGCATTTGCAAGACGCGCAGCGAGCTGAAAAAACAGCTCGTTGTACCTACTGCGGAGCGTCCGCAGTGATACGTAAGCCAATGGAAGATCAGATCCGGGCTGACGTACTTCAGCGTCTGGAGTCCGATTACGGCCTTCAGCACATGACCGGCACGCATTACATGCGCAAGGGCACCTGCCCCCAGTGCAATCAGAAACGCCTGTTCTCGCGTCACGATGAACCATGGTTCATACGCTGCGGCCGCGAGGAAAAATGCCGGTATATGGCTCCGACCAAAGAGCTGTACCCGGACCTGTTCGACGACTGGAGCAAGCGAGCACCGGCTACCCGCGATGAGCCAGCCGCAAGCGCAAGAGCGTATTTGTCGTTTGCGCGGGGCTTTCATGTCGAGTTGCTTGAGGGGTGGTACACCCAAGAGAGTTACTTTGATCGCGACCTGAATATCGGCTCCGCAACGGTCCGCTTTCCCCTAGAACATGGTGGGTACTGGGAGCGCTTGATTGATCAGCCCTCCCGCTTCGGCAAGAAGAAAGCACGCTTCCAGCCCCTCAAGAGTTACAGGGGGCATTGGTGGTGCCCACCGTGCTTGGACCTGTTGGAAGTGAAAGAACTGTGGATCGTTGAAGGCATTTTCGATGCCATTGCGCTCATTCAAAACGGTATCTCCGCCGTCGCCGCCCTGTCATCAAACGCCTTTCCAGAAGAGTCGCTGAAGGCGCTCATCACCGCTCGCGGCGGCCAAACTCCCAAGTTGGTTTGGGCCTTGGACAACGAGCCAGGCGCTCACAAATATACCCGCACCTGGGTGAAGCGTGCCCGCGAGCTCGGCTATACCTGCGACGCCGCCCAGGTCACACAGCCGGATGCACGCAAGGTTGACTGGAACGATCTGCACCAGCGCTGGGCCTTTATCGACGACGAGAAAGCCCGCGCGGAACGCATCGAAAAAGACCTGAAGGAAGCCCGCCACCAGGGCGCCCTGCTGATCGCAGACAGTGCCAGCGACAAGGCGTTGCTCATGTACCAGTGGCGCGAGCGCGAGGAATTTCACTTCTGCTTCGACTCCCGCCTGTACTGGTGGAAGTTGGACCTTGCGAAATACAACAGCGCCAAGCAGGCCTTGGAGAAAAGCGACGACCAGGAAGCCCAGGTACTGAACGAAAAGCAGCTGCGGGAGAAGGCGCTGAACGTGGCCGGCTGCGTCGTAGAAATCGCCAACTGCTACCCCAAAGCCCTCTATTTCCAGCGCAACGAGATTACCGACGAATCCTGGTACTTCTTCCGCGTCGACTTTCCTCACGACGGTGGCTCAGTGAAAAACACCTTCACAGGCGGCCAGGTCGCTGCCGCCAGCGAATTCAAAAAGAGACTTCTCGGCATGGGCGCCGGGGCCGTGTTCACCGGCAGTGGACAACAGTTGGACAAACTCATGAAAGACCAGCTATTCGGCATCAAGACCGTACAGACCATCGACTACGTGGGCTACAGCAAGGAATACCACTGTTACGTGTTCAACGACGTTGCCGTCCGCGAAGGCCAGGTGATCCACATTAACGAGGAGGAGTTTTTTGAGATGGGCAAACTCAAGCTCAAGACCCTGCAAAAGGGTGTGAAGATCGATCTGGAGAAGGACAGTAAAAAATACGACCAACAGTGGCTGGGGCTTCTGTGGCAGTGCTTTGGCGCCCAGGGAATCGTCGCGCTGACGTTCTGGTTTGGCTCACTGTTTGCTGAACAGATCCGCAGCCGCTACCAGTCGTTTCCGTTCCTTGAAGCCACGGGCGAGGCCGGCGCCGGTAAAACCACATTGCTTACCCTGCTCTGGAAACTGGCAGGCCGGGACGGATACGAAGGGTTCGACCCGTCCAAGTCCACCAAGGCCGGCCGTAGCCGCCTGATGGGCCAGGTATCGGGCATGCCAATCGTGCTGCTGGAGTCGGACCGCAGCGGCGATGACAAGGCCCACGCCAAGACCTTCGAATGGGACGAACTCAAGGACTACTACGGCGGGGGCACACTCGCGACCAAGGGCGTCAAAACCGCCGGCAACGAAACCTACGAACCGCCGTTTCGCGGCACGATCGCCATCAGCCAAAACGCCCCTGTGGTCGCATCTGAAGCGATCATGACCCGTATTGTGAAACTGCACTTTGTGCGCCCGAACGTGACGCCAGAGAGCCGAGCGGCGGCAGATCGGCTCAATGCCCTGGAGGGCTCGACGCTCAGCAACTTTGTCTTGCAGGCCGTTCGCAAAGAGCTGGAAGTGATGGAGCTGTTCGCCCAGCGCATCCCTGGCTACGAGGCGAAGTTGCGCAACCTGCATTCGCATTGCTTTGCCTGCGAGACACCGTTTCAGGACGAGCAAGCCGATTGTCAGCACTGCGGCAACAAGCTGCGTGGGTACATCCGGGTCGAGCGAATCAACAAAAACCACGCCCAACTGCTCGCCCTGCTCGACTGCCTGCGCATGGTGGTGCCGCTCACCGAACCGCAGATCAGCCACACCCGCACGCAGATAATCCGCATGGCGATTGAGCGCCAGTCCTCGATCAGCTCCGACCATCCGGTAGTGGCTGAATTCTGGGAAGTGTACGAATACCTGGAAGGCCTCGACGCCGACGGTCCCGTGGTCAACCACAGCAAGAAAGACAACATCATCGCGATCAACCTCAACGACTTTGTGAAGTGCGCGGCCGAGCATCGCCAAAAGATTGCCGACGTCAGCGAGCTGCGCGAGCGCCTGAAAGACTCCCGCTCGCGGAAGTTGATCGACACCAATAAAGCAACGGACAGCGCGGTTCGTGCCCACCAGGCCAAGACCAGCAACGCAGTCATAACTAAACAACCCATCGTGAAGTGCTGGCACTTCCAAGCCTGACCAAACATCCGCAGACGCTGCAACGCCTGCCACCCAAAGGAGAAGCACCATGCACGTACAAGTCATCACCGGTGACGGCCAACAAGGCGAAACCAACCGCCTTCGGCACCTGAAAGAGCTGAAGGAATGGTTTAACGAGTCCGGGAATATCGTTCACGCCGAAGCATACGACCCAGCCGGCCTGGTCGCGATCCTGGAGGTTCGCGCGGTAAGCGACAAAGAAATTCTGGTGCTTGAGTGCTGCCGGGAACAGATCCAGGCAGTCCTGGAATGGCAGTCAGCAACAGATGAGGTTGTTGAGTTTGAAAACCTGCTACTGCACCTGGTGCGGAAGCAAAACCCACTCGGCGAAAGCCAGTAAGAAGGTGGTGCCGAGGGGCTGCAACCCCTCGACACCGACCACCCAAAGGAGAAGCACCATGCAAGTGAATCAACCCAAAGGCGGCACCGCAGAGGCTACCACAACCCCGCTGGCTGTCGGCGACAAGGTCAGCTACGTCGCAATGAGCGGCGGTGGTCGGGAATACCGTCTCAGTGCACGTACCGGCGTGATTGAAGCGATCGGTGGCGGCGTTGCCACCTTGCGCACCGCGAGAGGTCGCACCATCACCCAACCACTCGAAAAGCTGACACCGGACGGCCAGCCCAATGCACTGACGCGCATGCTCATGGGAGGTTAGCGTATGACGGTATTCCTTCTGCTTTACCTATGTGCAGATGCAACCCGAACGGATTGCCAAGTGGTGAACGCTGATAGCTGGAATGGCCCTCTCGCCTATGAGCAATGCACCGCCGTCGTGCCTGGCCTTACCGAGGCCCTGACTGCGCCCAACCGAAAGCGGCATCGGTTCGTTTGCGAGACCCAGGCTAATGACGCGAAACCCGCAGAACACAAAGCGCCGCCGGCGTTCATCCATCAATCGTTTCGGATGTAAGGGGCCATCATGAATACAGCCTTCATTCTCATGGCCCAATACGACGGTCAGGCGATTATCCCGCTGGAGTTGGTGTGCAGGGATTACTTTACACACCTGACGCCTGACATGTTCCAGCGCAAGGTGATGAGCGGTCAGATCAAGCTGCCCATCACCCGCCTGGAAGGTAGCCAGAAGTCAGCCAAGGGCATCCACCTAACCGACTTTGCTGCCTACCTTGACCTACAGCGCGCAGCAGCTGTGAAGGAACATAACCAGCTCAACGGGATAAAACACGCCGTTTGAGCCACTTCTCTGATGCGGCGCCCAGTTGGACGGGCGCCCTCAGTATCTTTTCGTGCCATTCCCAGCCCACATAGCGGTCACCCTTGCCACGCAGGTGGGTATAGCGCCGCATCGAATTCCAATCCCGGTGGCCGGACACACTTGCCACGCGTGGAATGTCCCAGTCCATTTCAAACAGGCGGCTGACGCCTTCATGGCGAAGGTCGTGGAAGTGCAGGTCCGCAATCTCCAAGAACTTGCAGGCTTTGGCCCAGGACGTGGAGATAGATTCTGGGCTGTAGGGGAAGATGTCCTCGCCCGCCTTCGGCATGCACTGGAGGATCTGCCACGCCTCGTCCGGCAAGTAGCACCACACGTCGTTGCCGATCTTCTGGCCGGGGTTCTTCATGTCTCGCACCAGCACTCGCTGACCGGGTTCGTCGACGTCGGCCCAGCGGATACGGGTTATTTCATCCAGCCTTCGCGTAGAGAACAGGGCAAAGCCCACGACCTTGAGCATATTGATGACGGTTGGGCGCCGCGCCTGCATGGCCTGATAGTGCGTGAGAACCTTGTCCAGTTCGTCCAACGTCGGCCGGCGGTCGCGCTCGCGGCTTTTAAGGTTGTAGCCCAACTTGCGCAGCACCCGGCGCGCACCGCCCATGGCGAGCGGATCGACCTGGTAGCCCCAGGCGTCTTTGGCGATGGCCAGGACGGCGCCGAGGTGCGCCAAGTCGTTGCCGGCGGTTTGCGGCTGGACGCCGCCGCCCTCGCGGCTCATCCGAAACAGGGCAAAGTCGACCAGGCATTGGGTGGTGACGTCAGTATCGTTCAGTTGGCCGAAGTCCATCTTGCCGATGGCTTCAAGTGTGGCCTTCTTGGTTTTGCCCAATGGCCGGGCCTTTCCAACTTCCAACAGGTACTGGTCGATCATGTCTTTGACGGTGACGCCCTTCCGACTCGCACGCTCGATCGCGCCAGGTTGGTCCAGCTCCGATTCGCGCTTGCGCGTCCACGCCTGGGCAGCCTGTTTCCGGGCGAAGGTCTGGCTCTCTTGGTAGACTTGCACTCCGTCGCGTTTGATGCGGATTTGAGCCGTGTAGCTCAC